CAATTCGGCACGTACGTTAGTCCCGACTTGGTTAAAAAACTCCAGGAAGACCCATCATTACTGAGATTGGGTGGGTCGACAGAACAACTAACTTTTCTTTTCTCGGATATACGAGGATTTACTCCAATCTCGGAAAAATACCAAAAGAATCCACAAGGACTTACTACTCTCATTAATCGATTCCTCGACAATCAGACTGAGATAATTTTAAGACATGGTGGTACAATAGACAAATACATGGGAGACTGCATCATGGCATTTTGGGGTGCTCCTCTTCCCGATGAAAATCATAAGCAAAATGCAACAGCAGCACTTATTGAAATGAGAAGTGCTTTGGAGGAACTAAATGAAAGACTCAGAGAAGAAGGCTTGGATACGATTAATACGGGCGCGGGAATCAACACAGGTCTCTGTGTCGTCGGAAACTTTGGAAGTAGCACTAGGTTTGATTACAGTGTGCTTGGTGATAGTGTCAATTTGGCTGCTAGGTTAGAGTCTAGTTGTAAGAATTATGATGTAGATAATGTCATTTCTGAGCACAGCTTGGTTGACGGTTATAAATACGACTTTCTTGACGAAGTGACTGTAAAAGGTAAGTCAGAACCTGTTAAAATCTACACCATACGAAAATAGTACTTGACATGAGGTACTATTTTTGATATAATTATCATGTAGTTAATACAAAAGTTTATGGAGAGAGCAATGGACTCAGATATTCAAAAGAACACATCAGATATCGCAGACCTAGACAAAAGAATGTCTAGTCATGAAACTATGTGTGAAGAAAGATGGAAAACATGTTTCAATCGTTTTGATGATATGGATAAGTCCATAGGCAGAATAGAAACAATACTAATAGGAGCATCAGGAAGCTTAATAGTGGGTGGTGCCGTATTAATACTGGCCATGTGGAACATACAGGTATAGGAGAAACAAATGGAACTAGATTATGATAAAAAAGATATATCAAAGTCACCAAAAGCAAAAGCAGTAGAGTACAGTATGGATGTACTATATTGTAAAAGAGGACTTTGGTATGCTGTAAAGAACGAACAAAAAATGAAGTTTGACAGCAAAGAAGAGGCGGTGAAATGGCTGGAGAAATAAAGAAAGCTCTAGAAGAAGCCGTTGAAAAAGACAACGATGCACCAGAGCTTAATGCTAGGGTCAAAAAATTACTTGCACGCAAGAAAAGATTACAAAGAAAGAACAGATCAAAAATACCACCTTCACTTAGATGAAGAAGAAACTGAAACACCAAGACAGATTAAAGATTTGTCAAGAGTGTCCAAAGTATAATAAGTTTTGGAAAACATGCAGTATTTGTATGTGTTTCATGCCCCTCAAGACTAAACTTAGATGGGCGGAGTGTCCAGACGAGCCACCTCGTTGGACATAAGGGAGTAGAAATATGCCGTACCACGGGATGAAGAAAAAGAAGAAAAAGAAAAAGTCAAAAGGAAAGGGGAAGAAAAAATAACCATAGGGGGTGATTTAAGTCTAGGAGTAGATGACCTTATACTAAGCACAAGAGCATGAAGATATTTCATGACACGGAAAAATATCGAGGGGTCTCTACTCCGCTTTTTAGGAGAATAGAATGGAATATATAAAACACAAGCTTTGCCAAGTCTGGAATATCCTTACAGGAAAGGATAAGAACTGGGACGGGTCAGTGGATATCAAAGATAAAATGATAGAAGCTGAAAGTAAAGCGAAAGATGATTAGAACAATAAATCAATGTAAAAGGCTTTACAGAAATGTAAAATGTAATGAAGATGCAAATGTAAAATGTATTACATATGAAACTGCATCTCATAATATGAACATGGACGTTAATCAAAAGTCGTTTGTTATGTACTTTCATAATCATACAGTTACACCTAACTTTACTACTGAAAAAATAGAAAGTGTAGGAGAAGGTAGCTGGTTTGGCAAGATAAAACATAATTATTGGTGGGGAGCAGATTCTCCACTTCTAACTATTACTGTAAAAAATATTAGTGAAGCAACTAAGTTCGAGAATACTCAAAGCAAGTTCGCAGGATTAACAATTATTACAGTGGATACCATGAATGTGTATCGACTTCAACCAGACAATGATGGAAATGTACGACTAGTACGATTAATGAGAAGCCCGGGCTTGCCTTGGTTGCGTGGTGACATAGATATCTTAAAGCTAGGCGCTTTATGTAACTATGCCCCGTAAAAAGTGGTCGATTTCTCGAAAGAGAAAAATCAACTGCGCAAACCCTAAGGGGTTCTCGCAAAAGCAGTACTGTAAACGCCAAAAGAGAGGCGGGAAGTACAAACGAAAGGGGAGATAACTTATGTTAGAACTTATACAATGGTTAATTGTTATCGTTAAGATAGCACCTTGGGTCGTAATGGGATGTTCAGCTGTAGCAGCTTTAACTCCAACGCCCGTGGACGATGGAATTGTTAAGAAAATGTACATGGTCTTAGACTGGTTTGCATTAAACATCGGTAGAGCAAAGGATAAATAAATGCCTGTAATTAAGGTTAAACGCGGATACAAATGGGGTAAATCTGGAAAGGTTTACCCAACCCGCAAACAAGCAGAAAGGCAAGGCAGAGCAGTTTATGCTTCTGGATATAAGAAACGAAATGGCAAAAAGAAGAAAAAGAAAAGCCGCTAAGAAAAGGCCAGTACCTACAAATCCTACTCTTTATGCTAGAGTTAAAGCTGAAGCAAAGAGAAAATTTAAGGTATATCCATCAGCGTATGCTAATGGTTGGCTAGTAAGAACTTACAAAGCCAGGGGTGGTCGGTATCGAATGGGTACTGGTCGTAAGAGGAGAAAGTAATGCCAGGTCATTATAAAAGGAAAAAGAAAAATGGTGCTAAGAAGAAAAGAAAAGGCATGAAGCCTTGTTTATCACCAAAACAAAAGAAGTTACCAAAAGCACTTCAAGCTGCAATTCGTAAGAAGAACAGACCTTGTAGATAATGGCAAAACCAAAAGGCGGACTGACTAAATGGTTCAAGGAAGGATGGGTTGACATCTCTCGTAAGAGAAAAGGTGGAGGATTCATGCCCTGTGGTCGTAAGTCAGCAAGGAAAAGCAAAAGAGGATATCCAAAATGCGTTCCTGCTAGTAAAGCCGCTAGAATGACTAAAGCTCAAATAAGGTCAGCAGTAACAAGAAAAAGAAAAGCAGGTAATCCAGGTGGTAAACCTCGTAACGTTGCCACTTTTGTAAAAAGAGGTAGAAAAAAGAAAAGAAGGAGTAGATAATGATAAGAAGCCAACTCAAAGAAAAATTCGAAGTTTCGAATGAGTTGAGTAGCATCGAAAAAAAGTTAGCAGTAAGAATTTACGAGCAACGAAAGTATCTACAAAAATTAAGTAAATTGAAAGATTATGCAACAATGCGTAAATGTAACTTTCAGAGGAAACAACTTGAGTTGTTAAAAGGAGAACTAAATGGCTAGTAGAACAAGCGGTTTTTTAAGCGGTCCAACAGGTGTTCATAATACCCAGAAGATTCGAAAACATGTACTTAAAAGAGGTATTACTAGAGACATGAACGCAGCAGCGGGAACAGTCGTAAACAGTAAATCATCTTATAGTATGGAAGCAATGAGATATGCTTCAGCACCAAAAGCAATTGGTCCAAGATTTGGTAAAACACTAAATCCTAAGAAAGCAAAATTTGGTAAAAGAGGACAAGGAAGAATATTACCAAGAAGAGGTAGATAATCATGATTAGGGTCACTAAAAATTATTTGACAAAAGAACAATGTCAAAATATAATAAATAGTTTTCATACTTGGGAAAGAGATTATATTAAAAATGATACTTCTAAACCAGAGAAAACTTTCAGTAAAGAACAGTTAGATGTTAATACTGAAATTGACCCTGAAGGCTACAAAGTAAGACAAGTTTCTCAATCAGCTACAGACTACATTACAGAGTGGGATGGACTCCCAGTTTATAGATGTAAAATCATGAAGTATGAAGAAGGAGACTTTGTAGAAGAACATAGAGATAGTCTATGGATGTGCCAAAGTAATTACTGGAAACCTGACACTAATAAACAAGCAAAAGATTTGATGGTAATACCATTAAATGATGATTATGAGGGTGGAGAGTTTACTATAAATGGTAAACAAATAAAACAAGAGATAGGGTCAGTAATTCAAATGCCACAATCAGGTATTCCAGGATACAGACCTCGTCCAAAGCATGGGGTTAAAGAAGTAACAAAAGGTACTAGATACTCTATGGTATTTTGGAACTTTCAATGAAAAAAGTAAAAGCGCCTAAAGGGTTTCACTGGATGAAAACTAAATCAGGAGTTCGTTTAATGAAACACAAAGGTAAGTATAAAAAGCATAAAGGGTCTTCACTGTATCATCAGTTTAAGACTGTAAAAATGCATTCACCACTATAATGGCATTAACAAAAGCAGAAAAAGCAAGATTAAAAAGAGTAGGTCTCTCAGGTTTAAATAAACCAAAAAGAACACCTGGTCATAAAACTAAGAAAGCAGTTGTTGCTGTCAGGGTTGGTGGTAAAATAAAGATAATTAGATTCGGAGCGCAAGGCATGGGTCATAATTATAGTCCAGAAGCTAGAAGAAGTTTTAAGGCAAGACACGCTAAAAATATTCGTAAGGGTAAATCTTCAGCAGCTTGGTGGGCAAATAAAGTCTTTTGGGCAGGAAAAGGTGGGTCTAAGAAAAGACCTCCTAGATCTCAGAAGCATGTTAAAGGTATAAAAAGAAGGAGAAAAAGATAATGGAAGTAAGCGGACAAAAATTGTGGCTTGATGAAGCCATGACACACTCAACAGGATTTCTAAAAACTTTAGTAACTAAAGAAAGTAATAGAGATTTAACTAACGCAGAAAAGAATATGAAACACATTGTTGCTTCTTACTGTTACTTATACCATAAGGCACAAGAACTAGGGTTTCTTGATGAAGATTCGGATTTATTTTTTACTGAGAAAATACATTGATAGAAGTTAGTAGAAAAGATATAGTTCATGAGAATCTTATGAACTTCCAAGAGCACTCTAGATTTATTAAGTTACCTATGGAAGGGTATCTTGACCTATTAGGTATCACGCCTAATAGTTCTCAAAATGCAATTATCAATGCAATCAATAATCCTAAATATCGTTTTATATGTGCCGCTGTCTCTCGTAGACAGGGTAAAACTTATATTGCAAATATTATAGGTCAGTTGGTCACTCTAGTACCAAACTGTAATGTACTATTAATGTCGCCTAACTACTCATTATCGCAAATTTCTTTTGACTTACAAAGACAACTGATAAAACATTTTGACTTAGAAGTATTAAGAGATAATGCAAAAGATAAAGTTATAGAGTTAAGTAACCATTCTACAATTCGTATGGGTTCAATCAATCAAGTTGACTCTGTAGTTGGTAGAAGTTATGATTTAATTATCTTTGATGAGGCAGCACTTGTAGATGGCAGAGATGCTTTCAATGTAGCACTAAGACCTACACTAGATAAAGAAAACTCAAAAGCACTATTTATATCTACTCCTCGTGGTAGAAATAACTGGTTTGCTGAGTTTTGGAACAGAGGATTCTCAGGCGAATATCCAGAATGGTGTTCTGTTAGAGCAACATACCATGAAAACCCTCGTATATCGGAAGAAGATATTCAAGAAGCTAGAAAAACTATGTCAGAGGCTGAGTTCAACCAAGAATACATGGCAGACTTTAATGTATTTGAAGGACAAGTCTGGGCATTTAATCATCAAGAATGTGTCGCAGATTTATCAGAACTAGAAACAAAAAGAATGGATATATTCGCAGGAATGGACGTAGGTTATAAAGACCCTACTGCTTTCTGCGTTTTAGGGTACGATTGGAATAGTGAAAAGTTTTATTTACTAGATGAATATTTAAATAGTGAAAGAACTACTGAACAACACGCAATCGAAATAAGAAAATTAATTAATAAATGGAATATTGACTACATCTATATTGATTCTGCAGCTCAGCAAACTCGATTTGATTTTGCACAAAATTATGATATTACTACTATCAATGCTAAAAAATCAGTACTAGATGGAATAGGATATGTAGCTGGTGTAGTAGATAATGATAACTTAATCGTGCATCAATCTTGTACTGAGTCCTTGTTAAGTTTAGACCAATATCAATGGGATCCAAATCCAAATTTGATGAAAGAAAAACCTAAACATACATATGCGTCTCACATGGCTGATGCCATTCGATATGCACTCTACTCGTTTGAAACACATGCCACTACCTTTTAATAACTCCTTGAAAAAATAGTTCTTGACATGAGCTATAAAATTTGTTAAAATTCTAATATAGAAGTAGGTTTATGACTTTAAAAAGAGATTTAGTTAAGTATGTTCGTGACAAGGCCAAGTCGAAATATAAGAAAGACACGCATTGTTATATCTGTGGAAGTACGGAGAATCTGGACTTTCATCACTTTTACGGATTAACTGAGTTACTAGAATCGTGGATGAAAGAAAACGACATTACAATAGAAACCGAAGATGAAATATTAGAACTTCGTGAAGTATTTATAAAAGAAAACGAAGAAAAAGTTTATGAACACGCTGTTACATTATGTCATATGCACCACCGAAAACTGCATAACATATACGGAAAAAGACCCAAGTTAATGACAGCAAAGAAACAAGAAAACTGGGTCGAGATACAAAGGAAGAAATATGGCATGGTATGATTTTTTATTGGGTAGGACAGAAAAAGAAAATCCTGCTCAATACGTAATATCACGAGACGAAGGTCTCACGATAGATAGTAGAGAGAATACTCTTAACTATCGAAATGCCTATGAAACATTAGAAATAGTAAACAGGGCAGTCAACATGATAGTGGATGACGCTGCTGAGATACCATTCGATGTAGGTGAAAAAATACAGGGTATGGTACCCATTAAGAAAGAACTACGAAGAACAAGAGTAGATTTATTACTAAACAGAGAACCAAATCCTTATCAAGATGTAAGTACATTTAAAAGAAATCTTTTAGTAGACTTTATGATTGATGGTAATATCTTTGTTTATTTCGATGGTGCACATCTGTACCATCTTCCAGCAGATCATGTTACAATCTATAGTGATGAGCGACAATACGTAGAGAAATATACATATGATAACTCAATAGATTATAACCCATCAGAAATCATTCACATAAAAGAAAACAGTTTTAACTCCATTTATAGAGGAGTTCCTAGATTAAAACCTGCTTTGAGAACTATGCAGTTACTTTCAAGCATGAGAAAATTTCAGGATAACTTCTTTAAAAACGGAGCAATACCAGGATTGGTATTGAAATCACCAAACACTCTTTCAGAGAAAATTAAAGAAAGAATGTTACAGGCCTGGGTTGCTAGATACAATCCATCGTCTGGAGGTAGAAGACCATTGTTTTTAGATGGTGGTCTAGAGGTTGAAGACTTAACAGAAATCAACTTTAAGGAATTAGACTTTCAAGAAGGAATAGCTTCAAATGAAAAGATAATCCTTAAAGCTTTAGGTGTTCCACCAATTTTGATGGATAGCGGTAATAACGCAAACTTAAGACCAAACCATCGATTATATTATTTAGAAACCATACTACCAATTATAAATAAAATTGCGTATGCTTTCGAGAGATACTTCGGTTTCAAACTTGATGAAGATGTAACAGGAATTCCTGCTTTACAACCAGAGTTAAGAGACCAAGCGAGTTATTTTGCTACTCTTGTAAATACAGGAATTATGACACCGAACGAAGCAAGGGAGGCATTAAGGCTTGAACAGATTGAAGGGTTTGATACACCAAGAATTCCTGCGAATATCGCAGGTTCAGCCTCAAATCCAGAGGAAGGCGGCAGACCACAAGAAGGTCCGCCAAGCGAGGAAGAAGAATGACAAAAGATATGATGATAAAGGCTTTGTCCGATTTCATAGCCAGCAAAGGCGTTGAAACTATGGATTTAAAGACCTATAAAAGTTTTGGCAGCGAAGTACCTGTAAAGGACTATCTTTTAAAAAGATACTGGGGTTCCTGGAACAGAGTACTAGGCGTTGTTAAGAAAAGATATCCTATCTCAGTAGCACCTGTTGAAGTAAAGGTTGAAAAACCTGCACCAAAACCAAAAGCTAAAAAAGAGGTAAAAGATGTCAAAGAATAACGAAAAGATATATCACTGGACGAGTACTTTTAAATCATTAGGTGAATCTGATGATGGCGGAGTAAATATTAAAGGTTCTGCAAGTACAAACGCACTAGATAGAGCTGGAGATATAATTCAACCAGATGCATGGACAAAAGGTGGATTGGAAAACTATAAAGGTAATCCAATTATTCTTTTTAACCATGACTATAACAAACCTATTGGTAGAGCAACCGATTTAAGTGTTACAGATAACGGGCTAGACATATCTGCAAAGATATCAAAAGCCGCTGGTGATATAACACAATTAGTTAAAGACGGAGTCCTTGGAGCATTTTCTGTTGGTTTCAGATGCAAGGATTCAGAATATATGACTGAAACCGACGGTTATAAAATAAAGGACGCGGAACTATTTGAAGTCTCTGTAGTATCAGTGCCTTGCAACCAAGGGGCAACCTTTGGCTTAGCAAAGTCATTTGATAGTATGGACGATTACAGAAAGTACCAAAGTGAATTTTTAAAGGCTAACTCAAATGCAGCAGCAGACGCTGTTAAAATTGAGCAGCCAAGCGAGGAGAAATCCTCATCAACGGAGACTGATATGTCAGAGAAAAAAGAATCTCCTGAAACTTCAATCGACTTGGAAGCATTTGCAAAAGAAGTTGCAGAAAAAACTGCTACAACTATTGCTATGAAACAAGCCGAAGCTAAAGCAGCAGAAGAAAAAGCACAACAAGAGCAGGCTGAAAAGCAGGCAGAAGTTGACGCTGAAGTAAAAGCTGCTCAAGAAGCAAAACAGGATGAACAAAAAGCAGTTATCGAAGCTGGAATATCAGGCGCTGAAAGACTCATGAATGATGTAGAAACTCGAGTCAATGAAAAACATGAAGATTTAAAAACAGTTGTGGATGAATTAGAGAAGCAACTTGCTGAGAAATCAGAAGAAATCATGTCTATCAGAGAGTCAAAAAGAGTATTTGCAGACAGACAAGGTCAAGGCGACTGGAAAAAAGCTTTCGAAAACGACATCATTGATGCAAAATTTGCTGGTTTAGCGACTGGTAAAGGATGGAACAGTGATTATGCGAAAAACGTTATGGAAAAAGCTAACGCCATGAGTGGTGTTGGAGTTTCCTCAGACGATTTTGAGCAGATTGTTTCAACAAACATCGAAAGAGACATTCAGAACGAATTAGTATTAGCACCTCTATTTAGAGAAATACCAATGACTTCTGCTAACATGATTATCCCAATACTACCAGATAGTGGCTATGCTGAGTTTACAGCAAACCAAGCTGCTACAGGTTCAAGCCCTCACGGTAACTTAGCTGAGAGAGGCGACACTTATGGTTCTCCATACGGTGGTGTTGATTTAACAGAAAGAACTCTTTCAACCAAGAAACTTATTTCACAATCATACTTAGGTAATGAAACTGAAGAAGATGCAATTATGCCAATCTTACCTCTCATCAGAGAATCAAT